ACTCCAAATCGAAAACACCCCGTAAGCATCGGGCGCGCCTGCCTTTATGCGCCGCGCAGGCCGACGCCTACGCGCGCGGCGTGGTGGACGGCTCGGTGGTGGCGAATGCGCGCATCCGCGACGCCTGCCGGCGCTACCTCGCGGAGCGCGCCGACCCCGGCGCGCACTCGGTGTGGTGGGACGACCAGCGCGCCGACGACGCGCGGGCGTTCGCGCTCAAGTGCGGGCAGGGCGCCGAGGCCGGCGCGGGGCAGCCGCTCGTCTGGATGCCCTGGCAGTGCATGGTCGCCATGGTGCTGCTCGCGCGCCGGCGCGTCGTGGACGGCCGGCGCTCGGACACGCCGGCGACGAAGGCGCTGCTGCTGGCCGTCGGTCGAGGCAACGGGAAGACCGAGTTCGCGGCGAGCCTCCTGATGGCTGCGATGCGCGACACCGAGACACGGCTTGAGTTTGCGTCTGTGTCCACGACCAGTCTGCTGGCTCAGAAGACCTTCGAGCGGATGCAGACCATGGTGAAAACGCTTGGCGGCGAACCGTGGAAGGCGACCGGAGGCACCACCACCGTGCACCCTGGCAAGGTGCGCCATGGCGGCAACCGCTACACGTCTTTGCCGTGCACGGACAACGCGCTCGACGGCCTGACCACCCGCATGATCATTGCAGACGAAGCAGCGCGCATGGACCGGGCCTTCGGCCGGCTGTTGACGGGCCTTGCCAAGTTCCCCACGTCGCAGCTGCTGGCCATCACGACGCCCGACCCGGAGCAGAAGACCCGCCCGATCTGGGGCTACTGGGATGCGCTCGAGCGCTCCATCGCCGACGGCAGCCCGTACCCGGCCGGCTGGTGGCCGATGCTCTACGGGCTCGAGCAGGACGACCAGGCGGCCGACCCGGCGGCGTGGCCCAAGGCCCACCCGGGGCTCGGCACGATCATCGACCCGACGCAGCTCGAGCTCTCGGCGCGCACCATGCTGTCCTCGGGCGACCCCGAGCAGATCGCCGAGTTCGAGACGCAGCTTGCCTGCCGCTACCACGAAATCGCCACCACCGACGTGGACCTGTCGGTGCTCGAGCGGCAGATGCAGCCTTGCGAGTGGTCCCGCCTGGGCGGCCAGCCGGCCGTGATCGGCCTGGACCTGTCCCGCGGGGGCTACGGGGCGCAATTGGACCTGACCACCCTGTGCCTGATGGTCGTCGATGGGCCCAACATCCGGGCGCGCAACGTCTCTTGGTGGGCCGGCATGGACATGGCGCTGGACGAGAAGCGGTGCCGAAACCCCCTCGGGCAGTGGTGCGAGCAGGGGTTTTTGCGCCGGATGCCCGGCGAGTTCCACGACATGACCATCGTGGAGGCCGAGATCGAGCAGCTGATGCGCCGCTTCGACGTGCGGAAGATCGGCGTCGATCCGCACCCGGCGCAGGCGCGCGACCTAAAGCGCTGGGCCGACCGCGGCTGGCCCATCGTCCCGCTCGACCAGTCGATCCGCACCATGGCGCCTGCGTGGAAGCTCTGGGGCGACCTCCTGAAGTCCCGCCAGCTGTTCTACGACGAGGATCCGGTGCTGCGGGCGGCGCTGAACGCGGTGCGCCTGGTGAAGGACAACGTGGGCAACATCCGCCCAGTGAAGGGCCGCTCGGCCGGCAACACCGACGCCGTGGTCGCCGGCAACATGGCGGCCATCCTGATGGAGCACCACCAGGTGCGCGAGACGAGCGGCATCGCGGCGAGCGCGTGTCCCATTGGATAGTGCGTAACTGTGTAAATCCGCTGGACATTCTGGGGCACATTCGTTCCATGCGAGTGTGCCGAGTTGGTTCTCCAGAATCTTCGCCGTCAAGCCCACGGTCGTCGTGTGGCAGAACGGTGCCACGGCCGCGACGGTCAACCCGTCGACTCTCCCGGCCGTGGTGCGCGCCGTGCAGCTCCTGGCTTCTGACATCGCCAGGCTGCCGGTGCGCGTCGAGCGGGAGGACGGTTCGGTCGTGGACGGCCACCCGGTCGCCCAGATGCTCACCCGCGACGCGAGCCGCTGGCAGTCGGGCTTCGACTTCCGCCGCTTCGTCACCGGCTGCGCGCTGACCTCCGGGAACGGGCTTGCGTTGATCCGGCGCGCCGGCGACGGAACGGTGGCCGAGCTGCAGCCCATCCCGGACGGCGCCGCGAGCGCCCAGTTCACCGACGAGGGCGTGGAGTACCGGATCAAGGACGTGAAGCTCACGTCCGACCAGGTCATCCACATCGGCGCCTACCCGGACCTCGACTTCCCGGCGTGGTTCGTGTCGCCGCTCGACGCGACCGCGCCGGCCATGCAGCTGGCGGCCGACCAGGACGCCGCGCACTCCGCGCTCGTCAAGACGGGCAGCACTGGCAAGATCAGCCTTTCGCACCCCGGCGCCATGAGCGACCAGGCGGTGCAGGCCATCCGCGACGCCTGGCAGACCATGCACGCGCAGGCCGACGGAGCCAGCCGGCCGCTGATCCTGCGCGAGGGGATGAAGGCCGAGCGGATCAGCCAGGAGACGAGCACCTCGAACCTCGAAAGCCGCCGCTTCTCCGTGCAGGAGATCGCGCGCGCCTTCATGGTGCCGCCCGAGATGCTGTTCCAGCAGGGCGGCGGCGCGCTGGCCAGCCAGGCCGAGACGGCGCGCGCCTACGTCGATGGCGGCCTGTCGCTTTGGTGCTCCGTCTGGTCGGCGGAGATAGAGCGCAAGCTGCTTGCCCCCGGCGAGCGCCTCCGATTCGACACGGACGTGCTGTTGCGCGGAAACCTCCGCGACGCCGGGATGGCCTTCTCGAAGCTCGTCCTCGCGGGCGTCATGGCCCCGAACGACGCGCGCCGCAAGCTCGGGCTCCCGCCCATCTCCGGGCTGGACACGCCGGAAGTCTCCATGCCGGGCGGCGCCGCGGCCGCCACGGGCCCGGACAACGACGGTGAGGACCAAGCCGATGCTTGAGCTGCGGTCCACGACGTTCGAGCGCGACGGCAACAAGCTCGCCGGCTACGCGGCGCGCTACAACGTCCAGAGCCACCCGCTGTCGTTCCGGTCGATCAACGGCGGCCGCCCGTTCCGCGAGATGGTCGCGCCCGGCGCCTTCGACCGCTCGCTCCAGGGGAACATTTCGATGCTCGTCTCCCACGAGCGCCGGGAACTGCTTGCGAACACGGCATCCGGGCTGCTCCAGCTGCGCTCGGACGCCGACGGCCTCGCCTTCGAGGTCACTCTCCCGGACACCACGCGCGCGCGCGACGTGCGCGCCATGGTCGAGGCGGGGCTGCTCACGGAGATGAGCTTCGGCTTCCACGTGAAGCGCGAGAGCTGGGACGGAACCACACGAACGTTGCACGACGTGGATCTCAGGGAGATCAGCGTCGTGGAAAAGGCTATGGCGGCCTACCCGCAGACGGTCGCCGAGGCTCGCACCTACCAGCCGGGCCTCGCTCGGCTCCGCCTGCGGATGAGGGCACTTTCATGAAGCAGACCGAACTTTTCCAGAAGAAGGCGCAGCTCGTCGAGCAGCGCGAGAAGCTCCAGAACGAGCTGAACGGCATCCTCGCAAACGACACGCTGTCGGCCGAGCAGGAAGCCCGCGGCAGCGAGCTGATGGACGTGCTCGAGCCGCTGAAGCGGGACATCGAGGACATCCAGGCCAAGCTGCACTCGTCGCAGCTGCGCGAGCGCTTCGCGTCCTTCGCGGCCATGGAGTCGGCCGTCTCCGAGGGCCAGAAGCGCAACGCCGAGTGGACGGCCACGACCGAGTACCGCGACCAGTGGCTCGGCTGGTGCCGCGGCGGCCGCGCCCCCGAGACGCGCGACATCACGACCTCGAGCTCCTCGGGCGTCCTGGTGCCCAAGATCTACGAGGCGGGGATCCTGAAGTACCTCGACCGCAACACCGTGGTCCGCAACCTCGCCGACCTCCGCACGGGCGTGAAGGGCAGCGTCACGCTGCGCCGGAACAACCTGGAGACGGACGCGGCGGCTTCGAGCTTCTGGACGACCGAGGCCAACAAGACGGCCACGGCCATCGACTCCACCCACACGGAGATCAACCTCAACCCCGTCGGCGGCCTGCCCAAGTCGGAGCTCACCCAGTGGGTGGTCCGGCAGTCGGACTTCGACATCGAGGCCGAGGTGATCACGCACCTCCAGAAGCAGATCGCCCGCGGCATCGAGTCGGGCTACACGGTCGGCACCGGCAGCGACCAGCCGACGGGCCTGTTCCTCCAGGACGCGGCCTTCAAGGGTCTGACGGTCAGCGCCGCGCACGGCGGCGGCACCGGCTGGGACGGCGCCTTCACGGTCGCCAACCTCACCGAGCTGCGCTACAAGACGCTGCCCGCGGAGTACTGGGCGCAGGCCGCCTGGGTGATGAGCCAGGACGCCTACTTCACCATCGCCAAGATCTCGACGGCGGCGTCTGCTGTTCCGCTGTTCGTGCCGAGCAACGACGCGGGCATCACGCAGGCCGCGCCGATGATGCTGATGGGCCGCCCGGTCTACATCGCCCCCTACGCGCCGGGCCGGCAGACGGCGGTGGTCACCAACTCCATCCCGCTCATGTTCGCGAACGTCAACGAGGCGTTCGCGATCCGCGAGTGGGGCGGCGTGTCGATGTTCCGCGACGACGTGACCACCCCCGGCATGGTGAAGTTCCAGGGCATGGTCTTCGTGAACTCGAAGATCGTGCGCCCGAAGGCGGTCGCCGCGCTCCGCATCACGCTCACCTGATCCAGTCCCCCGGAAAGGCCCTGGGGCGAGGGTTCACGCACCCTCGCCCCGGGGCTTGTGAGGAGCGCCCGTGCCGATCACGACGAGCAGCCTGAAGGACTCGGCGCGCGTCTACCACACCGGGGACGACGCGCACATCGCGCTCCTGTACGACGCCGTCGTGCGGGAGCTCGAGGAGCGGACGGGGTGGTGCCTGGACGTGGTCACGCGGACGCAGTACGTGCTCGAGCAGCCGTACGGGGTGGCGAAGCTGGTGCGCCTCGAGCGCCAGCCGGTGACGGCCTGCACGTGCGTGGACAAGAACGCGAACACCGTGAACCTGACGCTTGTCGAGATCAACGGCCTGAAGTACGCCGACCTGGACGAGCCGGACCTCGAGTACCCGCTGACCCTCACCATGACGTGCGGCAGCGGCACGGTGAACCCGCTGCTCGGCATGGCCATCCGCGCGCGGGTGACGCAGCTGAACGCCGCCCGCGGCGACGACACTGTGCCGCTGCGGTCTGACTACTGGGACAACATCTGCGCCATGATGGGCAAGGGGATCGGCTGATGGCCCACGTCCCCCACGGCATGATGCGGCTCCAGGTGGTCCCGAAGAACCCCACGGTCACCGTGGACGCCTTGGGGCAGGGCACCGAGGCTTTCGCCGCCACCAGCGGCCTCGCCGCGCTGCCGGCCTACATCGAGCAGATGGAGACGGCCGAGAGCGTGGACGACGGCGGGCCGGCCGTCCAGACCACCTACCGGCTGATGGTGCCATGGCACCCCGACGTGACCACCCAAACGCGCCTGGAGTGGAACGACAACGGGACCACCCGCTACCTGAACATCCGCGCCTGCACCGACCGCGACCAGCGCCGGCGCACCCTCGAGATCCAGGCGGTCGAGGTGGTCCTGTGAGCACGCCCGCGCTCAAGATCACCGTGGACGACAAGGCGCTGCGCGAGGCGCTGGCCAAGCTCCCGGAGCGGCTCAACGAGCGCGCCCGCAAGAACGGCGCCAGGAGGGCGCTGGCGCCCTTTGCCAAGAGCCTTGGCCGGATCTGGGCCGCAAGCCGCTACCGCGGCAAGGCGACGCACCGCAAAGCCATCCAGGCGGCCGCGCAGATGGACGTGCGCCGGCTGGGCGGCGGGCCGCTGGCGCCGCTCCGCAGCCAAGTGGGCATCCGCTACGGCTCCAAGGGCGGCGCCCGCGCCAAGGGCCGCCAGCGCGTCTACCACCTCCTCGAGCTCGGCTTCAAGCACTACGGCCGCGGCAGCAGCTTCTACAGCTCGACGCCGGCGCACCTAATCCAGCAGCGCGACGCCCGGAAGGAGTTCGTGAAGCTCGAGCGCGACCGGATCTGGAAGGAGAGCCCGGGCGGCAGCCGGCAGGCTCGGCAGGCCCGCAGCGCGGCGCTGTTCGTCATGTACGGGCAGGCTCGGGAGCAGTTCAAGGAGCTGTCGGACTTCCGCTTCAGCAAGGCGTCCGCCATGAAGGCCGCCGGCGGCGGGGCCAAGAAGATTCCCGGCGCCATGCGGAGCTACCGCTGGGCCGTCCGCGCCCTGCCGATCGCCATGCGCCGCATGGCCGAGGAGACGCTGGCCGAGGCCAAGAAGCTGCTCGGGGGTGCCAAGTGAGCCTCGAAACCATCGCCAAGGCCGTGCAGCATCACCTGGACGCCGCGACCACGAACCCGGTCAGCGTCGGGATGCGTCGGCCGACGACCAACACGCCGGCCGTGGTCTGGGAGATCACGGGCGCCCAGGCGTCGCGCGCCATGCCCGGCACCGACCAGAACCTGTGGGTCGTGACCGTCGAGGTCAACATCTACGGCGACACCACGCTCGCCGTGGCGCAGGAGGCCGACAAGATATGCGCGCAGCTTGACGGCGTGGAGACGCAGGCCGGGACCGCCACCATCGTCTGCACCGACGCTGGCGTCTCCTTCCGCACCGAATCGCAGGCAGACGGCTCCGAGGGAGACGAGCGCGTCTGCACCCTGACCCTGACCCTCCAAGGAATCTAACCCATGGCACTCATCACAGGCTTCGGCGGCACCCTGACCTTCAGCGGCCAGTCCACGGTCGCCGTCCGGTCGTTCACCATGAACATCGAGAAGGCGTCGCTCGACGTGACGACCCTGTCGGACTTCCGCGAGAAGCGCCTGCCCGGCCGCGTCCGCCGCTCGGGCACCCTGACCCTGTACCGGCAGGACGGGACCATCGACAACACGCTGCGGGCGCACCTCCTGCCGGCTGACGTGGCCGGCACCGTGGCTGCGACGCTGACCCTGAAGTACGTGGACCAGGGCGCCCAGAGCTACGACGAGTTCGGCGCCGGCACCGCCGCATTCAACATCCACATCACCTCGGCAAGCTTCACGGACGACGGCACCGGCCCGGCCATGTGGGAGCTCTCCTGGGAGGAGCAGTAAGCCTTGCCCATCGACCTGTCCAAGGTGACCACCCGCACCCGGGTGGTGGACGTGCCCGAGCTGGGTCCGCTGACGTTCCGCGAGCCGACGCTCGCCGACGTGCAGCGCGCCCAGGCGGATCCGTACTGGTGGGTCCAGTGCATCACGTGCGCCGACGGCAGCCAGTTCCTCGCCAACCCGCAGGACGCCGGGAAGATCCGGGCGGAGGTCGCCGGGAAGCTGCTCGAGGAGGTCAACCGCACCCGCCCTACCGACGCGCCGAGCGAAGGCTCTGGCGCATCGCAAGCCCAGAGCAACGCATGACCATGGCCGCCGGACTCGCCGCCAAGGAGCTGACCACCGAGGAGCGCATCGAGAGCGCCTTGGTGGTCATCGCCTGCGCGCTGACCCGCCGGCGGCCGTCTGACCTGTTCCCCTGGAGCCGCGGCAATGGCTGACAAGTCCATGAAGGCCAGCATCCAGGTGGACATGGACGCCAAGGGCGTGGCCAAGGGCGTGGCCGCCACGAACCGCGAGCTTGACAAGCTGAACCGGACGGCGAGAAGCACGTCGCGGGCGGTCAACGTCAGCGCCGGCATCCAGATGGCCGAGGCCGGATTCAACGTCCTCCAGACGGCGCTCGGCGCGCTGGACAAGCGCTTCTCCGAGCTGAACATGACGGCCCAGAAGTACTCGGCAATCGCGGCGCAGGCTGCTGCCAACGCCGACGTAGCGCGCATCCAGGCGGACATGAGGATTGCCGACGCACTGGCGCCGGGAGCCGCCGCAGTCAGCCGCGGGCAGGCGGACATCGCGGCCGGCGAGGCCGCGCGCATCGAGGGCGACGCTGCCCGGATGAATCAGTCCATGACGGCCTTTGGGCTTGCCAAGGAGAACCTAGGCGTCAGCCGGGACATCCTGCTCGAGGGGCTTGGTGGCGGACTGGCGTCGATGATGCAGATCGCATCCGGTGACGTGATGGGCGGATTCTCAAGCGGATTCTCGAACGCCTTCGGCACCCTTGACCAGCTGGTCAATCCGACGAACTACGCCTTCGCCGCCGGCAACACGTCCGCCCGCGGGATGCCCTACGACCCGCAGATGGAGCGGCAGAATCGCCTCCTCGAGTCCATCGACCGGAAGCAGGGAGGCCAGTAGTGGGCACCTGGACGACCAACAACGAGTTCAAGGAGAGCCGCCGCTGGGTCTACAACCAGCGCTGGGATCGCCAGACGCTCGAGCGCGTCTGGAAGATCTGGTGGACGCCGTCCAACGCCGCCGACCCGTACCCCGGCGACCAGCAGCTGGCCGCCAACCTCCCGGCCCGGCCACAGAAGCGCCTCGAGGCCGCCGTCTACGGCTCTGACCCATGGCTGAAGCGCTTCGTGTGCCGCAGCGTGACCGTCGAGCCGCTCCCCGAGGCGCCGTACACGTGGCTCGTCCGCGCCCAGTACGACACGCCGATCTTCCCGTGGAACGACGTGGCCAGCGGGTCCGTCAACGGCGCCGCGTCTGACCCGTGGGGCTCCGAGTACGTCAAGCAGACCAGGACTGTCGGCAGCCGGGCGTTCCAGCTCTACCGGCAGGGCGTCACGCCGCCGGCGAACGGCACCCAGTCCTGGCCACCGACCGCCGACATTGGCGGGACCAAGGTGGACATCAACGGCAACCCGCAGCCGTACCACGTCGCCCAGCAGACGCTGGTGGTCGAGATCCTGCGCGACCGCACCGCGGCGACCACCACGGCCGACGACCCGAACTGGGGCACCATCCTCACGACGTTCATCAACAAGCGCAACTCGGCCACGTTCCTCGGCTGGGGCATCGGCTACGTCCTGTGCACCGGGATAACGGCCAGCCTGGACGACGAGGTCTGGCGCATCTCCGCGACCTTCGTGTTCGACGAGTGGTACCACCTGATCCAGGTGCCCGTCGCCATGCCGACAGGGCAGCCGCTCCTGCTCCCGGGCGCGACCATTGCAGGCAACCAGCAGCGCCAAGTGGACAAGGTCGTCTGGTTCCAGCCGTACCCCAATACCGCCGACCTGAACACGCTCTACGGCTCCACCGTGACCGAGCAGTTCACCAAGGCAGGACCGACCCGCGTATGACCTTCGCGCGGCCCATCTTCAACCAAGGCCTTGGCGGCAAGGCAAACCGCGTCTGGACAAACAGCCTCACGGACGCCGCCGAGATGGTCGCCCGCCACGCGCAGGGCATCCAGTGGGCCACCTCGCAGCTGGTGCAGGCACAGGTGTCCGCCATGCACCTCTGCCAGGTGCTGTCGGCCACGGCCATCGGCAGCGGCACCAACCGCTGGACCTACGAGATCAAGCTCTGGACGCCGCCGAGCCCCACCGGCGCGACGGGCGTCGCCGCGCCGACCGACGAGCGCTTCACGTTCGCCGAGGCCTACAACCTCCGCGAGTGGCACAACAACGCCAGCACGGTGGACGGGATGCCGACCACGGCGCCGAACATCACCGTCGGCCCGGTCGGCAGCGTCTGGAACGGCACCGCGTTCCCCACCACGAACCTGTCCGCGAAGCTCATGGCCTGGTGCGTCCACGACCTCGCCGGCGCGGCCTTCGCCTACTTCGACCGACCCAACCCAGTGAGGTGCACGACATGATCCGCTCCTTCCTCCGCAAGGCGCAGCTCAAGGCTCTTTCGTGCACCGCCACCGCCGAGCCCGACCAG